AAATTGCGGGACCACTTGGATGCATTGCAAAGCCGCTGCCACTACTTGGACTTGACACTTGACACCATGCGTGACAAGGTCCTGCGTATCAAGCAGATTGCCAAGGACGGCGTGTTGTTCCAGGACTACGACTTTGAAGAGTGTGTGCAAGACGAGATCATTGACTTCATGAACGATAATCAAACTCGCCTGCGTGAGATGAGTTTGCGTATGGCTCTTAAGATTGCAGACTTGCGCAAGATGTCAGTGTTGAACTGGAAGCGCCTGGCAGAGACCACTGTTATGAAACCCGCAGGAGCCTAACATGTATGAAATATGGGAAGGCGACTTATACTTGTATTCGGTAGATACTGAGTACGAAGCAGATGAACAACGTGAAGCAGGCTTCACAGTTAAATGTTTAGAATACTACGGAGCGTGACATGGAAAAATTTGCAGTGTTTGTTGGTGCAATTGTGATTGCCATTGTGGGAGTTCTATTACTGAGTTTCTTACTGAGCTGGCCAGTGTACATGCTGTGGAATGGTTGTTTAGTTGATGCAGTGCCTTCTGTTAAAGAAGTTACCTGGTTGCAGGCCTGGGGCATCACTATCTTGTGTGGCTTCTTGTTTAAGACATCAGTCAACTCAAAAGATTAACCCTCCAAGGTTATCCCGGGCATTGGTTGGCTCCGGCCCGGGCTTTGTGGCAGGTACCCGTAAAACGGTACCTGTCTTTTTGGCCAATAAATACTACATGCAAATAGTGTTCTCAGACAATGCCTCATTGGAGATGTTGTTACATTCGACTCCGCTTACTGAGTATTATCAAAAAACATACAAACATCTGCAACATGTTTCTATTCCTTTTCGTGAGTGGGATGCTCCTTGGTATCTGTCCAGGATTGGATATGAAGGACTAATTGATCAATTAGTCCTCATTGCAAAAAAGATCAACATCGACATTGACCGGGCGCAGTGCCTGTTACGCAACCAAAATTATTTCAACCACGTTCATGAAATTTATGAACAACAGTATGATGGTAATCCAGTGTGGTTAGATTTTCATGAACATATTCATATGTGTGAAAAATTTCATGAACCAAAACAAAAAATCCTACAAATTGATTACAGAGAAAAAGCCGGCATGTTGGAAAAATCATTTGACCATAATTGGCTGAATCTTGCGACTACAAAAATCAATGCAGGAGATGTGTTTGTGGAGTGGGCAGAATTGGGGAAAAATCCCTATTACTATTGGCACAACAATGAGTCAACTGATATTACTCGCATGTGTGAATTGATCAAACCTTGGCTAAAACTTAAACCTGCATTGAAGATTGCAATGGAAGATGTTGACAAGTTAGAACATATTCGTGTGTCTGAATTTGAACACTGGTGGGACCAACACAATGCACCTTGGTGCAAGCATTATGGAATTGCTTCTTGGACTACTGCTGATATTTTTTCTGCTATTGTGATTGGGCGAGTGCCAGAATATCAACTGGTTGCTCAACAACTTGAAAACAATCAACATCCAATCCGGGTCAAACTTTGACGTTGTGTGACTAAACGGTTGAAGTAGTTTTGACTTTTTGTAGCAATAAGTATATACTGCTACAATGAAACGATGCACTATACAGATCCGAGATGAAGTAAACATCAAGCTAGAGGGCATCGACTTAGATGTACGCAAGGCCTTGGTCAATGCGTTCAAATATGATGTGCCTTATGCAAGGTACTTGCCAGCAGTAAGACTGGGAAGGTGGGATGGCAAAGTAAGCTACTTCCAACTGGGTGGTAGCACATACACCAATCTTTTGCCAGAGATCATGCCCATCCTAGAACGTTACAACTACAACATTGAGCTGGATGATCAGAGAGAATACTCCACCACATTTGAGTTTGCACAAGTTACAGAACAAACATTTGCACACAAGACTTGGCCCAAGGGGCATCCTGCAGAAGGGCAGTCTATCATGTTGCGTGACTACCAAGTGGAGATTGTGAACAACTTTTTGACCAATCCACAGTGCATACAGGAAGTGGCCACAGGCGCGGGCAAGACAATTATGACAGCAGCCTTGAGTGCCAGCATAGAGCCATATGGTAGGTCCATTGTGATTGTGCCCAACAAGAGTCTGGTCACACAAACTGAAAAGGACTATGTGAATCTTGGATTGGATGTGGGCGTTTACTTTGGCGACAGAAAAGAACATGGTCGTACACATACCATCTGCACTTGGCAGAGTTTGAACATACTGTTAAAGAATACCAAGGCAGGTGTGGGCGAGGCAACCATACAGGACTTTATTGAAGATGTGGTGTGTGTGATGGTAGACGAAGTGCATATGGCCAAGGCGGATGCACTCAAGACCCTGCTGACCAGCGTGATGGCAAGAGTGCCAATTCGATGGGGTTTGACCGGTACTGTGCCCAAAGAAAAGTTTGAAAGCCAAGCCCTGTTGGTAAGCCTGGGTCCAGTGATTAGCAAGTTATCTGCAAATGAATTACAACAGCAAGGGGTGCTGGCGCAGTGCCATGTGAACATTGTGCAGTTACAGGATCACGTTGAGTATTCAAACTACCAAAGCGAGCTTAAATACCTGTTGGAAGAGTCAGGCAGACTGGATGCCATGGCCGAACTCATACGCCATGTAAACGAAACAGGCAACACTCTGGTACTGGTAGATCGCACTGAATGCGGTCGTCAACTGGTAGAGCGACTGGGCGAACGTGCTGTGTTTGTGTCGGGCGCTACCAAAGCAAAGGACAGACAAGACGAATATGATGAAGTGGCGGACAGCACTGATAAGATTATTGTGGCTACCTATGGTGTTGCCGCTGTGGGTATTAATATCCCTAGGATTTTTAATTTGGTTCTTGTGGAACCCGGGAAAAGTTTTGTCCGCGTTATCCAAAGCATTGGACGCGGGATAAGAAAAGCAGAAGACAAAGACCATGTTCAAATCTGGGACATAACGTCAACTTGTAAATTTGCCAAACGTCACTTGACCAAGCGCAAACAGTTTTACAAAGAAGCCAACTATCCGTTTACTCAAGAAAAACTTGAGTGGATGAAGATCAAATGAAAAAATTTTTTAGTTTAGGCGACAGTTTTATGACCACTGACTGTCCTGATGACGGCATTATCAGTTTTAGTGAACTGTACGCTAGGCGTAGAAACTTTACCCACGTGAGTTTGGCTAGGCCTGGCGCTACTAACTTTTGTATTCGCCTTCAAATTGATTGTGCTTTAGATGCACAAGCCGACTATGTTGTGATAGGACTCACTAGCTCAGATCGATTTGACATTTCATTAGACCCTCAGAATCAGTTGTATCAGTTGTCTGACGTTGATTACCGCAACTATAGATGTGCTGCCGAACAACATGTAACTTCTAATGATGTGAAAGTAATTTCAGACACGTTTAATAACTTAATTGAAAAACAACACACTGATTTGCTAAGTGATTCAACACTTGCCGCACTTAAACACTACATTTCTTACCTACACACTCCTGCACTGCAATCACAAAAAGATTACTATATGATTTGTAATGGATTAGAGTGTTTAATCAAAGCAAATATTCCTTTTGTGTTGATTCCTGGTTGGATGTCACAGCACAATTGGAACTGGGTTGATCGTGTATGGCCATCAACAGCCCAAACCCCTTATGCCATGCCGTACGGTCCGTCAAATTGGGAAACACCAATTCGTTATACTTCAACACACAATCCTGCGTGGGCACATGAAGAATTTTGTCAAATATTATTTGATCTTACTTTAGATTGGGCTTGACTTTTATGATAAAATCCTATACACTGCAACTATGAGAATACTTACACTAGACAATGCCACTTACGATTTAGATCACCTGCCTGAAGAAGTAGATGACATGCGTTTTGCTATATTAGACAATTCAAATCCTGCAGACCCAGACTATCATTTTATACCCTTAATCTTCCTGGAGAGTTTTAATGCACCTGCCCTTGTGCTACGCATTGGCGAGCACACTATAAAGATGCCCATGGATTGGCAGATCTTGATTGGTGAACCTGACGTTGGAGATTTAGAAGTACTGCCGCTAACATCAATTAACGACCGTGGATTCAAAGTATTCCAGTTCAACCCATTGACCAGTTTCCGTCCCAGCTTTCCGGACATTGAAATCCTAGATGTGTATCATGAGGTCAGTTGGTATGCACCCAAACTCAAGAACGGTCAACTGTTGGCTGTGCCTGTAAGTGACGGTGCAGATCCTGACTGTGTGTATTTTGTCAAAGACGTCAGCCGCAATTGCGAGATTGTGGACTACAACAAGGCCTGGTAAATGCCCTACACTGAACCAGAAATATTTGAAATCATCAATAGACTGGCCAGAGTGTATCTGGAAAGTTACCCCGACGACCGCGAAGGCCTAGAGCGTTTCTTGCGTTGGGCACATTTACAATACGGCTACCAGTATGGGAACCCTTAAACCAGGTGCCACATACATTTACGAACGTGTAGGCAACGAAGTGTATGCTCGAGAGTTTGGTGCTGATCCTGCTGACCGTAAGTTAATGGGCTATGCATATGATCCTGTGACTGGACATCAAATATCCTACGATAAAAGAACCAGCGACGGCCGACCTTTGCTTGATCACCTAATGGAAGATAAGATGTGGGGGGAAATTCGGCGAGCTGCTCGTACCAATCCCACTTTACAAGACGCACTGGAACGTGCTATAATGATCTATAGATTGACCAAAACTAATGAATAATGTTTATTGCAAAGCACCCTGGACCAGTGTAAGCTACATGCCGGGTGGCAAATATACTCCTTGCTGTGCATGGGGCGGTGCCAAATTTAACAGTCGCGAAGAAATGACTGAGACAGTCGGTGGTGCATTCTTACGCGGTGAAGTACCAAAAGAATGCGCCAATCCTTGTCCTCCAGGCGAATTAGGTTGGCGCGGAATGTATAGCGAGTATGAAACAGACTACAAAACACACAAGATAAATTTTTTAGATTTTCGCAACAACAATCTTTGCAATTTAAAGTGCCGTAGTTGTGGGCCGGGCTTCAGCACCAGTTGGTCTAGTGAAGCTGGGGTAGAAGATATAAGTTTATACAATCCAATCAATGTTGCAGACATGGATCTAAGTGAGTGCAAACAAATTTATTTTGCAGGGGGCGAGCCACTGCTAAACCCGCAACATTACCAAGTGCTCGAAAAACTAATTGCACAAGGTGCTGACCCTGCCATAATGTACAGTACCAACATGACTGTGTTGGGGGCTAAATCAAAGCATGTAAAAGATCTGTGGCCATCATTCAGCCGCATTAACGTTCATGCAAGTATAGATGCAGTGGGCAAGTATGCTGGCATAGTTCGCAGTGGCAGTGACTGGAACACTGTGGAGTCCAATTTAAACTGGGTTCTCACGCAACCAAATTGCAATATTAGAATTGCTACGGTAATCAGTGCTATTAACATTTGGTGGCTGCCTGAGTTGTTAGAATACTTTGCATGGTTAACTCCAGACCAATTTGAACCAGTGTTAGCCAATGTGGACTCGGTCATTGGTCTGGAAAGTATTCCAAATCAGTATCGTCCTTCTCTAATTGCCATGCTAGAACAGTCAAAGTTTGCTGAAAAGTTTAACATGCAAAGAGCAGTTGACGTTTTGCGCAATCAACGCTATAATTCAACAAACTGGTATCGCTTTTTGGCTCAACAAATGATTCAAGACAACTATCGAAACGAAAAATGGTTTGACAATTTACCTGTCAAGCATGATGTATACAAAGAGACGTTACAAATTGGATAAACTAACTATTGCCAACGAAATGAAAATGTTTGACCGCAAGGTCAGATCATTCTATGACGACCTTACTGCCGAAGAGCGAAAAAAGTTTTCAAACTATCTCATGATACGTTGGGGTTCAGCGGTAGAAGGCTCAAGAGAACTGCAAGAGTTTTATGTGATTGCCACTAACGAACGACTGAACAAACACTTCTTTGATCTAAGCAAACACCCAAAACTGCAATGGCTTATGGCCACTAGTGTGAGTCCAGACCTAGGCACACCTAGACACAACTGGATTGCTCCTAAGAAAAAACAAGCAGGGCTCAGTGCCAAACGCAAAGCACTAGTGGCCATGTATCCGCACTATAAAGACGATGAAATTGATGTCATGGCTGCAATTACCACGCAGAAGGAAATTGATGCATACAATCGTGCAAGTGGCAATGAAAAATGATACAGCAATTGGTTGTAAACGGGTGTAGTTATACACATACCTATGCATCGGGCAACGGTCACCAAGATCTAGCACAGAGATTAGGTATATTGCAGTCTCATAGTATTGCTGTTAGTGGCAGCGCCAACAGCAGAATACTTCGTACCACACTCAAGCACAGTTACACAGCACCCCCGACCTTGTATGTGTTGGGCATGACATTTCTCAGTAGATTAGAAATACCCATTTGTGAACCTGAAAATGAATTTGAAGGACGATGGGTAAATCCTCAAAATCAAGAGTTTGCTCACAGATGGCAAACAGGCTGGAGTAAAAAAGAGTCTGAACAGTTTGTGGACACCAAACTCAAGACTGAAGTATACAGTATTTTGGATCGCACCGAAGACCTCATGTATCGCATGCTCAGCACAATTGACAGTTTGAAATTTAGAGGACATCGAGTGTTGATGTTTCAACAAGCTGATGATTTGTATCACAAGTACCTTACCAATCCAAGATTAAGTTTGTTTCGTTGCCCAGAAATTATCGATGGATACCGATGGAGAGCAACTGAGTGGCAAGCAGAGCAAGGAGTAGAATCCAAACAGTATCCACCAGGTTCACAGTATGTTCCTCCAGACATGCGGCATTCGGCTGTGGGCCACCATCACAAGCTCAATGAGTTCTTGACAAATTACATACAAGAGCATAAAATACTACAATGACCCAATGCCAGTACTGCAAAAAAGACTTTGCTCGAGAAACTAGCCTAGCGGTGCATGTGTGTGAGCCAAAACGGCGTAGACAGGAACGAGCAGAGCGTGGTGTGGAATTGGGCTTTCAAGCCTATATACGTTTCTATGAAATGAGTCAAGGTTCAGCCAAACTCAAAACATTTGATGACTTTGCTGACTCCCCTTATTATCGTGCGTTTGTGAAGTTTGGACGCTATTGCGTGAGCACAAGAACTATCAATCCCAAACAGTTTCTTGAATGGCTGCTGAAGAACAACAAAAAGATTGATCGCTGGGCAAGTGACCAACTGTATACAGAATATCTCATACAGCATTTGCCTGTTGAGAATGTGACGGATGCTTTAGCTAGAGCTGTGGAGTTTGGAATGGACTGGGCAGAGAAGAATTCAGCACAGCCGCAAGACTGTTTGAGATATGGCAGCACTCCAGCCATGTGCTATGCAGTCACAACAGGTAGGATATCACCTTGGGTGATTTACAATTCAGAGTCAGGACAAAAGTTCTTGGGTGAACTCTCACCTGATCAGATCAGCATGGTATGGCCTTACATTGACTCAGATGTATGGCAAAAGAAGTTTCATAACTACCCTGCTGATCAAGAGTACGCCAAAGACATATTGAACAAGGCAGGTTGGTAACATGGAAGCAGCAATATTTTTAACACTCATACTCTTACAAATCAAACACTGGTACATTGACTTTGTAGATCAAGATATGGTGGAGGTCAAGCACAAAGGCATCTACGGTCACTGGCTGGGCATGCGTCACAGTCTAAAACAAGGCATTGGTACAGCAGTCTGCGTTGGGCTGGTGGTAGGCCCTGCATACTGGGCAGCCAGTGTAATAATGGGCGTGATAGATGCTGTGCTACATTATCACATTGATTGGGCCAAGATGAACTGGGGCAATCGAGATCTACAAAATCCTAGCTTTTGGGCACACTTGGGCTTGGATCAAATGGCTCATCAGTTGACTTACATTGGCATTGTTGCTATAATTGCATTATGATTAGAAATATTAGCGGCAGCAAATACATTCAAGTATCAGGTGGCATGTCTACCAATCCATACATCAGCCCAGGTGCCAGCGGAGCAGGCATGGTGCGATGGAGTCCCAGCATGAACTGTTTGGAAATTAATGATGGCAACTCCTGGCAACAACTTCACTCATCACATCCTATGATTTCACTCTCATCAGACGCCGAAACCCTGTTGGATTGGGCGCGAGCCAAGCGTGATGAAGAATGGCGCATTGCTGCCTTGGCAGCCAAGCATCCCACAGTGGCAGATGCCTTGGCAGCAGTTGAACTGGCTCGAGAGAAACTGCAAGTTGTAACCTTGCTGTGCGACACTGATTCAAAATGAGTGCAGACATTGACATTGATGTGCCGGATAGAACGGCTGTGCTAAAACTGATCGAACACACTGCCGCACGGCAATTGCATCAAGGTCAAGTGCGTAGGCATAACTCGGGTATCTATGTCACAGACATTCCCAAAGACATACCTAATGGTTGTGCAGCCATAGACTATGAATCAGCAGAACAGCGTGGATACTTCAAGATAGACCTATTGAACATGAGTGTGTATCAGTTGATCCGTGATCCTGCGCATTACGCTGAGATGTTGGCGGCCGCACCTCCCTGGCAGAGACTGTGGATGGACACCGCCTGGGCCAGTCAGTTGGTACATGTGGGCAATTACACAGACTTGATGATGTCAATGCGGCCAGACTCTATACCCAGAATGGCAGCATTTATTTCAGTCATTCGTCCAGGCAAAGCACACTTGCAAAATCGCCCTTGGACAGAAGTGTTTGCTGAAGTGTGGAACGGGGATGACTCACGCGGATACACATTTAAGAAAAGCCACGCAGTTTCCTACGCGGCCCTTGTTGCTTTACACATGAACTTGCTCAATCAAGACGTCGCACAAGTGTAATTGATTTTCGTTTGGTTTTCTTGCGGGCAATATCCATCAAACTGCAAGCTGGCCCGTGTAAAATTTCAAGATCTTTGTTTGAAAATGTGCGCAAGGTAGGGCGAAACTTGTCCCACTCACCGCGTAAAAAGATGTTTATGGGAATGCTTCTGTTGCTTTCCCACCACCAAGTGGCAGCTAATTCCAAGTATTCTAGCTTGGCGTCTTGCGTTAACACAGCACCAAAATCATAGATGGTTGTAACAGCATCGTCTTTGTTTTGTACCACACCCACATACTCTTCATTGGCATACACGCACAGTGTGATAAACGGATACTTCACCGCTAATTTTTGAAAGATATCATTGCCCATTGGTGATATTTATGGTCGAAGTTTGGACATGCAGTTAAATAAAAATATGATATGTACAAATTACTTGGCTCCTAAATATCACCCAGCATTGGTTAAATTTTTTGAGAACTACCGCGCATTTAAGAAAAAACAAACATTTGATAACACCGAGCAAGATCAAGAAATTACCTTGAAGGCATTTTTCTATGATGATGTAGAAAACATCAATGCTTGTCCAGACAACATAGTGATAGTGGATGCATTGCACGAAGGATACTATGGTGCCAGCTTTTTTATAAACCAGTACGATAAATCCAAGCACTACATACTGTTTACCAATTGGTTTGATCAAACAAAATTTGCTCTTCCGATTACCTACACTCCGGTGTGGCACAATTATTTTTTGTTTGATCTTGCTCAAGAATACCACACTCACAATCGATGGTATTTTTATACTGACAAAACTTATAAATTTGAGGATTCTAAACCCTGTTTGTTTGCTCACATTAGCAATTCCGATCGTACACACAGAAATGTTATCAAAGATCGGTTGGTCACTGACCTAGCTCCTGATAGTTTTATTTTTAGATACAAAGGCAAAGATTACGGAAGGAATATCAACGGTGTAGATATAGTGTCAACAGAAATGGATGTGATACAGCAATTTGACACAAAGTACAATGAACACGCAGTATACTGGCGAAGCTACAGCAGCAAAGTTTATAACATGGCACATTTTGATCTTGTACTTGAAACTTTTTTTGAACCTGAACGAACTGGTTTTTTCATATCTGAAAAAACTGTAAAACCCTTGCTGGTCGGGCAACCATTTGTGATAGCAGGCCCGCCAGGATTTTTGCAATATTTAAAATCACTGGGATTTTACACATTTGATTTGTTGTGGGACGAAAGTTATGATCAAGAAACTGATGACAACACACGAGCAAACATGATTGCAGATCTGTGTGTTAAATTGAAAGATTTTGACTGGAAAAGCAATCAAACCAAACTGCAAAACATTTGCAATCTTAATCGTTTAAATTTTCTTAACTTGTCTCAGCTGGCTGAACAAGAATTTGTTCAGTACGAAAATGCGTTAAAAAATTCGCCAATTCTGCCCTAATTTTTTATTGCTAAATACTGAATGTATTCAACCACCGTCTACCTTTATCAGCAAATTACCAAAGTCTTGTTAGTTGACACCAGTGGTGGATATTTCACAGCGAGGTACGACCCAGTGTATGCAAAACAATTAACCGTTAACAAAGGCGTAGACAATGTTCTACTGTTTGAATTTATCAATCAAGAAGAAAAGCCCGTAAACATTACAGGCAGTAGTTTTGTGTTTAGATTGATGAATCAAACTGGCGACCAACTGTTGGTCGAAAAGCCAATGGTCACACTCAGCGCCACACTGGGCAGAGTAAAAGTGGTGCTGGGCAATGCGGATACCATTAACATCACAGCACAACCGGGCAGTTACAGCATTCAGCGCACAGCAGGAGACTATGTGCAGGCCGCGTATGTGGATGCCAATTCGGGTGCTAGAGCAGACTGCAACATTGTGAATAGTGTGTTGCCTGCATTTGTGCCCAGTGAAATGTTGACCATCCCCACAATCTACGGCAAAGCACAACAATTAGTTCCTGGACCCACAAACTGGCCAGACTGGGCATTGTACCCACAACCGGTGAATACCACACAACTTACAGAATTCTTTTCAAGCCATATCCCCACAAATGGCCAAAGTTTAACCACAGTCAAAATGGATCTGGATCACTTTACTGGCACAATCAAATTCCAAGCTGCGGAAACCTACGAATCAGTCTGGTATGATGTTACCAGCAGTCAGCAATTTTATAACGAAACTTCTACTCAGTATTTCAATGTGGTAGGATTTTATCCATTGATCCGTGCAGCCTTCAACAACAGCCAAGGATCACAAGCGCAAGCCACAGCAGTGGTAACCAACGGAGTGGTAACTGCTATCAACGTGACTAATGGTGGACAAGGGTATGTGGCGCCGCCCAAAGTACAAATCTTAGGTGACGGTGCAGGTGCCGAAGCCATTGTGACGTCGGTAGGTAATGGTCAAATTGGTGCAATTGAAGTAACCAATGGCGGATCTGGATATTTGCCATTGCAATATCAAGGCACCGTTTGTGCTCAGGTGTTGATCACAACCGGTTACATTACTAACCTCCAATATCGTTGATTTAGTACGGCTGATCTGCTATACTGTATAGATGCTTGACATCCTTGCGTATCTACCTGCAAAAAGAAAACCCACACCATCAGGTTGGTTGAGTTTCAATGCGGTTTGCTGTCAGCACAATGGCAGCACTCGAGACACAAGAGGACGCGGCGGGCTTAAAGCTACCGACGCAGGATGGAGTTATCACTGCTTCAACTGCGCATACACAGCCAGCTTTATTATGGGCCGTACACTCAGCATCAAAGCTCGCAGACTGCTGACATGGATGGGTGTACCAGACAACGAAATTGAAATGCTCAATCTCGAAAGCCTGCGTCATCGTAGTATACATGGTATCCTGGAAGATAGACAACAGGCGTGGAATCACTTGGCTGGTATCACATTTGAAGAACGAGATTTACCACCACATGCTGAGTTGTTAATGCCCGAACATGAGACATATTGGGACTATGTGCGTGGCAGACGTGTGCCCAAAGACTTTCCTATGATGGTGCAGATAGAGAATGATGGTGTTCATTGGACACGCCCGCATGTGGTTGTACCATTCACATACGAAAACAAAATTGTAGGATACACTTGTAGATTTTTAGACAACCGTCAGCCCAAGTTTATTTCAGACAGCCAACCAGGTTATGTGTTTGGAACAGACTTACAGCACAAAGACTGGACCAATGTGATAGTGACAGAAGGCATCTTTGATGCGCTGTCAATTGGTGGTGTGGCTGTGATGCACAACACAGTGAGTGATGCACAGGCCCGACTGATACGCAATCTAGGTCGAGACATAACTGTGGTGCCTGACCAAGACCTAGCAGGTGTAGAACTGGTGGATCGTGCTGCGGAACTTGGATGGGCGGTAAGTATACCCGAGTGGCCAGAAGGCTGCAAAGATGTCAATGATGCTGTGATTGCGCTAGGACGGGTGGGCACATTGCTAACTATAATGGCAGCCAGAGAAACTAGCAAAATCAAAATAGAACTAAGGAAGAAACAACTTGTTAAAAGAATACGGACTTGATGTCCAACGCCTATTTCTAGAAATGATGTTGGAGGACGCACAGAGCTATGTGCGTGTTCAAAACATCTACAACCCGCAAAACTTTGACAAGAGTTTGAGACCTGCGGCTGAGTTTATCAAAGAACATTCAGAAAAGCACAAGACTCTTCCAGATCGTATGCAGATTTCGGCTACCACAGGGGTTAAATTGGCGGCTGTGCCAGATCTAAACGAAGGTCACTTTGACTGGTTCATGGGCGAGTTTGAAGCATTCACTCGACGCCAAGAACTAGAGCGAGCTATTTTAAAAGCCGCAGACTTACTAGAAAAAGGTGAGTATGATCCTGTTGAAAAGCTGATCAAAGATGCAGTACAGATATCACTTACCAAGGACATGGGCACAGATTACTTTGCTGATCCCAAAGCTCGCATTGAAAAATACTTCAACTCGGGCGGACAAGTAAGCACAGGTTGGCCACAACTGGATCGACTGTTGTATGGCGGATTCAGTCGTGGTGAACTCAACATCTTTGCAGGTGGATCAGGATCAGGCAAGAGCTTGCTCATGATGAATATTGCACTAAACTGGCTACAGCAAGGACTCAGTGGTGTGTATATTACATTAGAACTTTCAGAAGAGCTTACTAGTTTGCGTACTGATGCCATGTTGACCAATATGTCAACAAAAGATATCCGCAAGGACATAGACACTACAGAGCTTAAGGTCAAGTTAGTGGCCAAGAAGTCTGGCAACTATCAGGTCAAGGGCTTGCCAGCACAATCAAACATCAACGACATTCGTGCTTACTTAAAAGAATATCAAATTCAAACAGGCAAGCGTGTGGACTTTGTAATGATTGACTACTTGGACTTGCTGATGCCGGTCAGCGCCAAGGTCAGTCCCAATGACTTGTTTGTGAAAGACAAGTATGTTTCGGAAGAACTGCGCAACTTGGCCAAAGAGCTAGGAATCCTAATGGTAACTGCAAGTCAGTTGAATCGATCAGCTGTGGAAGAAATTGAATTTGATCACTCGCACATATCAGGTGGTATCTCAAAGATTAACACAGCAGATAATGTGTTTGGTATCTTTACAAGTCGTGCAATGAAAGAGCGTGGCAAGTATCAGATCCAGTGTATGAAGTCTCGAAGCTCGACCGGCGTTGGTCAAAAAATTGATTTGGAGTACAACATTGAAACCATGCGCATTACTGATGAAGGCGGGGATGACAACGAAAACGGGTTTAGCAAAAAGCCCAGTACAAGTATCATGGACTCGATCAAAGCAAAAAGCCAAGTTAGTTCAGCCGCCACAGAAGATTCCAAATCTGTACCTTGGGAGCGACCCCAAGCCAAGGAAGGTTTTGAGTTAGAAGCACCCAAGGTCACAGCAGATGTACAAAGCGCCAAGCTCAAACAGTTGTTGGGCAAAATCAAGACATCATGACCGATACATTTTGTCCAATGATTCATGGCGGGCTCAATATTGATTTGAAACTCAGCAATGAATTAAATCAAACAACCGAGCTTGGATACAATCAATGCTGTCTTAGCAATACTCCATTGACATTTGTCAACAAAGATAGCATAGACTGGAACGGCAGTGATTTTACAAAAAATCGCACAGCCAATGATAACAATCAATGGTTATCGGGTTGCTACCAATGTTTAACATTGGAAAAAGTTGGACTTAAAAGTTTTAGAAAATCAATGCTGGAAAAATTTGGAGTCCATAAAAATTTAAGTGGGCCTCAACGCATTGATTTGTTGTTTGATCGCAGTTGCAATTTGGCCTGCAGAACATGCGGACCAAGATCCAGTACTTTATGGTCCAAGCATCTTAAAGAAAACAATTTACCTGTTTTTGAAATTATACCAACGGACAATGCCAATCGTGTTACCAACATCTTGGAAAGTTTGAATCTTGACAGTCTTGAAATGGTGCAATTCTGCGGTGGTGAAACATTGTTGGGCAACACCTATTGGAAAACTGCTCAGTGGCTGGCAGAACATGTGCCAAATGCAAAAACCAAATTGGAACTGGCATTTCAAACCAATGGAACACAATCTATTGATCCGCAATGGTATGATGTGATTGAAAAATTCAAGTTAGTTAAACTAATGATCAGCATTGATGGCATTGGTGATAAATTTGAATACTTGAGATGGCCAGCAAGTTGGAATCAAACTGTTGATAACATTTTAGCTTTACGAGAAAATTTGCCAAGTAATGTGATGTTTTTTGTGCAAGAATGTACCAGTTGTTTGAACTTGTATTATTTTGATCAAGTTAGTGATTGGGTAAAACAAAATTTCAACAGCAACAGAGATGGAGATCCAATTGGCCACAGCACTCAATTGGCCATGCATTCGTACTTGTATCCCAAAAACATCACACAAGAATATGCCGATGCAATTGCACATACTCCATCAAACAATATAATTGGAAAGTATTGGCAAGAAGACCCAGTGGCAATAAAACAGTTTGTTCAAGAAACTGCAAAGTTTGATATCATTAGAAATCAAGATTGGAAAAAAACTTTTCCCGAAGTTGCAGAGTTTTACAAACGATATCTTTAAACATCACGCTAAATTTTGATAAAAATCCAGTGGTAGATAATCTGAAATTGAAATCTTTTTCAAATTATCTTGCCGTCGAATTTCTTGACAAAATTTTGCAAACAAGCTGGCACTATAATGTCCTGTACCAAGAAAACTTTTTACCTGATCGTGATACTGAGGATTGTTTTCTAACACCTGTTGTTTGAACGCATCTGGCAAGTTACCCGGTGAAAAATACAAAGGAAATTCAACATGTCTGCACATGTAATTCAACTGATGGGCGTTAAAAAATTCTATCAATTCACTGTAGTAAAATATATTGAGATTTGAAATAGTAGCATTTACACTAATGTTGCTGGTGATCTTTCTAAACTTTTCTAAATTTTCGCACAACAAATCCCAACTTAATGGATATCTAATGTACTCAAATCTTGGACCAACACCATCAATGCTAAGACAGATATTTAGATTTGTAAATTGACTCAGTGTTTCAAACTGGCCAGGTGTTAATGCACAACTGCCATTGGTCACAATAGATATAAAACAACTGGTGTTACCTGAATCAAGCAACAAGTTTAAAATTTCAAAATTGAGTTTTTCCAAAAGAGGTTCGCCACCAACAAATGTCAACTGTTTGACATCTGCCCAGTTTATGCTTTCAATCAGCTTGGTAGAAATTTTATTATAGTTGATTTGTTTGTTTTCTAGCGACGCCCACGCAGAACTTAAAATACTGTTGCAAGTAACACAAGTTCCGTTGCAAAGATTGCTGGTGTGTATTTTTATAATTTGTGGTTGATTGAGATGATTTATTGCATCTTGTTCAATTTTTTCTAAGTCTCGATTGAGATAAAAATCAAATGATTGATTGTGTAATTTGCGCGAACTTGTGAGTCCTTGATCTTCCAGTTGCCAACACCTGTAACAGGATGGCGATCTTTGTTGAGCAACAATTGATTCTTGGACTTTCTTAATATCTGTGCCTGCAGGCAGTTCACAACAGTGTATATTTTTAGAAATATTGTGTCCAATTTCAACACCATAAAATGGCAAAACGCAAAAGTAGTTGTTCATAGGGTATTTAATTACCAAGTTGTATGTGTAAATTTAAATAAATAATTCAAAGGTCCAAAAGCAGATGCAAAAACGCACTCGCAGTTTATTAGAAGAATTAGACGATTTGTACATCGAGCGTGATCGCCGCCTGTTAATTGAAAACCGTGCGGCTACACTTATTGCTAATGCTATTAGGTTGCTAGAACAAATTGACACAGAATTTCCAGCTGATCAAGCTGAAAATCTACAACGTAAATTGCTGAATGCTATTCGTACCAGAGACTCGGGAAAGTTTGCCAGATCAGTGAGAAGAACAAATGCAGATACATGAAATCACACGCCGCAATATAAACGAAGGCCCACTCAAGAATGTGGCAACTGATCCTGTGAACTTTGGTAGAACCACAGTGGCCATGCCACAACAGACTGTGGCCCCAAGCAAAGTGACATTTGCACCAAACATGATGCCCAAGGCTGCGGCGGCCCCAGGCACAAATCTTGCTGTGGTTCCTACAACAACTGCGGTAGCAAAAGCACCGGGTACCAATCTTGCAACAATTCCCACTGGTGGCGCAGCAACTGCACCACCCAAAACTGGTCAGGTAGCACCTGCTACTAGCAGATCAAATCAATATGATCCTAATGTAATTGATGTTGACGCTAAAGATATCACCAATAGAAAATCACTACCAGCACCAGCGGCTGCACCAGCGGCTGCACCAGCACCAGCGGCAGCACCAGCACCAGCGGCAGCACCAGCACCTACGCCTGCGGCAGCAGCGGCCCCTGCGGCAGCAGCGGCCCCTGCGGCTAAACCGTGGAAGCCAGTAAATCCCAATGTAAAACCAGGCGGCAGTAAAGAAGCCCAGGCATGGACCGCACAACAAGCAGCACAGAACCAACCCGCCACTCCGGCTGCTACAACTGCGCCAGGAAAAGCAGGATTCATGAGAAATGCAGCAGAGTACTTTGCTAACAAAACAATGAATGCTGCTGGCATTCCTTTAGACCAGCAAGGTGGAACCACAGGCTGGCATCCTGGCGGCCACATGGCTACTAGATTGGGACAAGGTACTACAGCTATTAACCAACAAGAAGCTGCGATTGCTTCACAACTCAGTCGTGAATGGCTAAATCAAAAAACTTTGAATCAGAAACCTTCTAATCTTGCACCGAATGAAATTAAAGCTGCCGCTGATTTGATCAATCAAGCAGGATCAAATTTACAAATTAATACTGACAACATTGTAAAACTGGTAAAGAAAACAGTCAATGACCGGCAGGCTGCGCAACAGCAGGCAATAAACAATTACCGTAACGCATTGAACATGAAAAAGAATCTCGAACAAGATCCTGCTGCGGATGAAGCAGAAAAACAACGCATGGCAAACCTTGTTAAACAAACTACAGAACAAATGAAACTTGTAGGACTTGGTAACGAAATAGCGGCAGTAGCTGCATCTATTTTACGCACTCAAGACTCACAGGTATTACCAACACAAACATCTGCTACTACCAACACATCGTTGCCTACTGTTCAAACACCAGGCAGGGCATCAGTTAATACTGGCGGACCAAACCCGTATGTTAAGAAAGTAACCGAATCTTTGATCTGGAGCAAGAACTTTGATCCTAGCAAACAGCTATATCGTCGAATGAAACAAGGACAAACTCAATGAGATTACTAGAAGGCGGTAACGTATTCAAAGATGCTGATGGCCGACCATTAACAGGCCGCATCAATCAAAGTGATGTAGCAGCCACAGTGCAGTGGTTGGAAACACTCACAGGATTAGAATTCCCACGTGAACGTTGGCTAGGCTCAACTGGTCGCAAACCCACCTCAGGCGATATGGATATGGCTGTTGATGCCAGTGAAATATCTAAAGAACAACTGGCAGCAAGGCTCACACAATGGGCAGTAAGCCATGGACAAGATCCCAAAGCCTGGGTAAAAAAAGCTGGCGAAGTACACCTGCGCACACCCATCAATGGCAATCCTCAAAACGGATATGTGCAAACAGATTTCATGTTCTTCCCTAATTTGGATTGGGGACAATTCTACTACGGTGGTTCGGAAGATAGTGCTTATAAAGGCATGAATCGTAATGTGCTGATGAGTTCAATTGCCAAGCAACTGGGACTCAAAGTGGGTGCCAATGGCATGTTCAGCCGTGCCACAAATCAGCTGGTCGATGGCGGCATGGATCCAGACTATGTGGCCAAAACACTGTTGGGCAGAACTGCCACTAGAGAAAATCTCAAAAATGTAGAAAGCATTTATGCTGCTCTGGCACGTGACCGAGACCGCGATGCCAAGCTCAAAGATTTCCGTGAATATCTAGCTAAAGAAGGCCTGCAAGAGCCCGGCGCTGTTAACGAAAATACAGAAGTAAACTTCTTAGCAAAACTGCGTGACAGAATTGTAAATCAAGGTATGCAACCCTTGATCGAAACTGAAAAAACAAACCCATATCAAATTTACGAAGCAGAAGAAGGCAATGTAGGTGGCAGAGCCAAAGGCATTGAACACCTGGAAGATCTTGTGTTCCGTAAAGGTTCACGTGGAGTAGATGAAGCACTAGCTATTATCCAACATGCAGCAGAAGCACCACAAAAAACCACCAGTGTAAAATGGGATGGTAAACCTGCTGTAATTTTTGGTCGTAAGCCCGACACAGGAGAGTTTGTGCTCACAGATGGCTCGGGATTTGACGCTAAGGGATATGATGGACTTGCTACTTCGCCCCAAATGATGGCACAAATACAAAGCACACGAAAAGGTGAGCGTGGTGAATTAGTTCAATTATATGCTGATCTTTGGCCACAACTAGAAGCTGCCACACCCACTAACTTCCGTGGATATGTTAAAGGCGACTTACTATACTACCCGCAACAGCCCTGGGAAGAACAGGCCGGTAACCTTGTGTTCAAACCCAACACAGTGCAATATCGTATACCTGCCAAGAGCGCACTAGGCCAACGAATTCGCAACAGCACTACAGGCATTGCCATGCACACCATGTATGCTGATCAAGGCGAGCCCAAACAACCACTCAGCAGAGTGTCATTCAATGAAGTACCTGGACTGTTGCTGATTGAACCCATTTACGGCAAAGGTATCACACCTCAAGATCCTGCACAGTCTAAAGGGCAAGCGGCATTGATCAAGCAAATCAAACAAATACGCAACAGCAAAGGTGCTGCCATTGATACCTTGTTTAATCCTGCAGAACTGCGAGCCATGCAAATCACCGACTTGGCCAAACTGTGTGTAGATTACATCAACAAACGTATCAATCCAGACTATGCAGGGTATACTGGAGACTTTTCTAACTTGATAGGTGATTTTGGCCAGTTTCTACAGAGTGCAGTAACTTCTAAAAAGTTCAACAACATTGTAGAATATTTAAAAAGTCCTGCATCAAACACAGAAGGCCTGGCTGCTGCATTTACTTTATTTTTGTTGTTACATGATTTAAAGCTGGACATACTACGTAACTTGGATTTGAAAGATCCTGGGCATGAAGGATGGGTGATGGCCACGCCTGCAGGCTACGGTAAAGCAGTAAATCGCTTTGATTTCACTGCTAGAAATGCCGCACAAAACAATCGTCAACAGGCGTAATTTTTGCCAAAAGACTAAATAAAAGCAGGTCCACCGAGACCATTAACTTTAAAGGATTTTTATCATGGCATATATTGCACCCGTAAATGGCGATTCACAACCAGTATTCGCATTAGACACACAAAATGGTCCAGTTGCTCCTAGCACTTCATTGGCTGGTCAACCTGTACAACCACAAGGTCCAAAACTGGACTTTTTCCGCTTGGTTGCTAACACCAGCGTAAACGGCGAAGGCGGCGTAACAGAATACGTTGCTAACGTGTTACAAGCAGTTCAACAAACTTCAACAGTGGCTATGTACCAAGTTGACGGTGTTGCAATTTCACTTGCTACATACCCAACAGGCGCTTTTGCTAACAGCACCACTAACACCTCATCAGCTGTGATGTTGGCCGCTGCTAACATTACCTACACTGGTTTCCAGTTAGACAGTTGCACAAGCGTTGGCTTCAAGCTATCGACCTAATCAATCATTTGATTTAACCAACCCCGGAACTAAAAACTCCGGGGTTTTTGTTTGGCGTTAAATACTCACAGAATGAAGATACAAGGCCGAACACTATTTGATTGCAGTCCTACTGGTATTACCGGGAATTTCAGATCAAGTCAAATACCCTTTGAAGATCGTGTGGGTCAAGTCATACGCAACATTGAAGACTGGAATCGTGCAAGGAATCAACAACGCAACTGGGAAACCCTGCAACAAATGATCAGCTTGCGAGCACAACCCGACATTGTGCAATTGCCTCGAGCAATTGACAATCAATGGGTATTTGAATTTGAAGTAGAAACTGCCGGAGTGTATTCAGTTACAGGTGAAGTTGATAACTTAACCGGCTTGTTAAATGAATGCGCTGGTATACCAATGATTGTCAATCTAAACGAAACAATGCAGTTAGAACCCAGTTTGATCACTAGTGGCTCCGACCAGAACTTGTGGTTCGAAACCATAAATAAATGACCGGGAGAAATAATGGCCGATACCACTGACATCGAAAAGAAAAGTCTAGAAGCACACGTAGAATTGTGTGCAGAGCGGTATCGCCTGCTTGAAACTAAATTGGAATCAATGGATGAAAAGATCACTACTCTTTTCAATGTAATAGCCGAACTGCGCGGCATGCTACAAGCTACTAATGCCAAAAACAACGATAGAATAATCAGTTGGGGTGTGGGTATAATTGTTACCCTTGTGGGCGCACTAGGCTGGGCCACTGCACATTTAATCAAACTATGACCCGAGAACAAAAATTAGAACGCTGGGCCGAGCGTGAAGTTCGCCGTAATATACACACCATGATTGTGGATGATGAATCAGGCGGATATGTGGCATTTGGTCGATATCATTTGCGCCCATCTCATCAGTCTTTTGAAGTATACACCACAGGCGATAATTTTATAGGCACTTTCAGCAACAAACGCACAGCAATCAGTTGGTGTGTGGCAGACAATCACAATCAGCTGAGACTGGCACAAAGCATCAAGACTTTAGACACCAAAAAACAAACGCTGTCAGCAGACATATACTGTAGACGGCAAATGGCTGATCGTAGCCGCGATAACGGATTTAGCGAAGTGGTATTGACCAAGTTACAACCCAAGGTTCAACAACATACTTTGGTGGATCAGGAACTTGAAAAATGTTTAATTTCGGCTAAATATATACAACTTAGAGGATTCCAAAATGAAACTGCAAGAACTAGCGGCAATTAAGCCAACCAAACAAATAGCTCGTGTATTCGAAAGCTATTTTGGCTCACGCATGAAGTTTGACCAAATTACTGGCAAGCAAGCTCAACAAATGTTGAGTCGTGTGCGTGGCGTACTAGGCGAAACTCGTCGTCAACCTTCGTTCCATCAAAGCGAACGCAATCCAGCTTATCTCAAGCTGTTGATGATGGAGCAGGCACTGACTGCTAGAATCAAAGAAGCTATTGCTCCTGCTGCTCCTGCTGCTCCTGGCGCACCTGCTGCACCTGCTGCACCAAATTTATCACAAGCTACTTCAACAGTTAAAGATCCAAAACTAAAAGCTGCATTAGATAAAAGCACCAAAGGCCAAACCCTCACACCTGATGAACAAAAGATGGTTGCCGGT